GCTATTCTTAAAGCCGCAGACATGTTGGAAAAGGGTGATTACAATCCTGTAGAAAAATTAATCAAAGATGCTGTACAAATTAGCTTGACCAAAGACATGGGTACAGATTACTTTGCTGATCCTAAACTACGTATTGAAAAGTATTACAACAGCGGTGGCCAGGTATCAACAGGTTGGCCACAACTTGATAAGCTATTATATGGTGGATTTAGTCGCGGTGAACTAAACATCTTTGCTGGTGGCTCTGGTTCTGGTAAGTCATTAGTTATGATGAACATTGCACTTAGCTGGTTACAACAGGGTTTGAGTGGAGTGTATGTAAGTTTAGAGTTGAGTGAAGAACTTTGCGCACTTAGAACAGATGCTATGCTTACAGGCATGGGCACAAAAGATATCCGTAAAGATATTGACACAACTACAATGAAAGTGCGCCTAGTAAGTAAGAAAGCGGGTAACTATCAAATTAAAGGGTTCCCAGCACAGTCAAACGTCAACGACATTAGAGCATATTTGAAAGAATATCAGATTCAAACTGGTAAACGAGTTGATTTTGTTATGGTAGACTACTTGGATTTGGTCATGCCTGTAAGTGCTAAAGTTAGTCCAAATGACTTGTTTGTTAAGGACAAATATGTAAGTGAAGAATTGCGTAATCTAGCAAAAGAACTTAATGTGTTATTTGTAACCGCATCACAACTTAATCGCGGTGCTGTGGAAGAAATTGAATTTGATCACAGTCATATTGCTGGTGGTCTAAGTAAAATTAATACAGCAGATAATGTGTTCGGTATCTTTACGTCACGTGCAATGCGTGAACGTGGACGTTATCAAATTCAGTGTATGAAGTCACGTAGTTCAACTGGTGTGGGTCAGAAAATTGACTTAGATTATGATATCGATACTATGCGCATTACGGACAGTGGTGCCAGTGATGATGCCGGGAATGGTGGAGTTGCAAACATCCTAAGCCAAATTAAGACAGGTAGTACAGTTAAGGAATCTACAGATGCTCCAAAAGTGAATGCCACTGTTGACAGTAGTAAACTCAAGAGTATGTTAGCCGGCTTGAAGAAGTCAGAATGATAGGTTATAGTGAAATTAGAGATGTACATCTAGAAATCTCTTCACTGTGTAATGCTAGATGTCCTTTGTGCCCTAGAAACTTTCGAGGTTATCCATATAATGACGGATATACTGAAACAAATTTAACCTTGGAACAATGTAAGACAATTTTTAAACCAGATTTTCTTAAACAATTAAATCGATTATGGATTAATGGCAATTTTGGTGATGCTGTTATGAATCCAGAAACTCCAGACATTGTTGAATATTTCAGATCTTGTAATTCCGAACTGACGTTAGAAATAAGCACCAACGGATCTGCTAGAGATGCTCAATTTTGGCAACGAATAGCAAAAGCTGGAGTTATGGTTTCATTTTGTTTAGATGGATTAGAAGACACACATCATTTATACAGACAAAACACTAGTTGGTCTACCATTGTAAATAATGCTCGGATTTTCATTGATGCTGGCGGGTATGCTGTGTGGAAAATGATTAAATTTAATTTCAATGAACACCAAATAGAACAATGTCGTGCTATGGCAGAAGAAATGGGTATGAGGTTTGATCTGGTAGACTATGGAAGGAACGCAGGACCTGTATTTGATAAACATGGAAAATTAACGCATGTGTTGGGATATTATCGAGGTGAAACTAATTTTGATATTCTCTTTAATAAAAAGAAAACAGACTTAGTATTATTAGAAGATATAACACTAGTACGCAAATCTAAAATTAGTTGCGAGACTAAGAAAAGAAAGTCGATTTATATAAGTGCAACAGGTGATGTTTACCCTTGTTGTTATACTGGTTTCAGTCCTAAAACATATGGTCACGGTGAATATCTTCAGGCAGTTAATGCTCAAATATCTCCACTTATTAGCAGTAATAATGCTTTAGATTATTCTTTAGAAAATTGTATTGAATGGTTCACACAAATCGAAAGTTCATGGTCCATAAATGATTTCGAATCTGGCAGATTGGTTGTCTGCGATGACAACTGCGGTTTTGAATAAATATACTAAATTGGAGTAATTATTGTGCAAAAGCGCACTCGTAGCATTCTTTCAGAACTGGATGAATTGTTAACACATAAGGACAAGGATAATCTCCTAGAAAGTCGTGCTAACAATATTATCAATGGCGCAATTAACTTAATTAAGTATATTCGCGAAAATTACGAAGCAGATACAGCTGGCGAATTAGAACGCCGTCTTCTTAATGCTATCAAAGGACAAGATCCTAGTAAATTTGCTCGCGGCGTTAGGAAATTAAGAGATGAAGATTAAAGAAGTAATCATTGAAGGTTTTTGGAAAAACGTTGGTAATATGGCCAAGGGTGTAGGCCAAGGTGTATTTAAGGGTGCTGCAGACTTTGTTGCTCCTGGTGCAGTAGATGACATCAAAAAATCATTTAAGCAAGCCAACAATCTTAAGCCAAGCAAAGCTGGTAATATTAAATATAAAGGCAATGAGTATCAATGGTTAGGTCAACAATGGGGCCTAGTTAATCCGGCCACTGGTAAAACTGTTCCTGCTCCAAAATCTGTACAACAACAACTAAATTTTATGGCAACCAGACGTAAGCCGGATTTTAGTAAAATGTCAGATGACGAATTATCCAATGCTGCTAAATTAGCCGCAAAGAGTGGCGGGACTTATGGACAAAAAGAGCTTGGTGCAGAAATTGCAAAAAGACAAGCAAATCCAACACAACAAGCCGCCCAAAATAACCAACAACAGCCACAAGCTAATGCGGCACCCGGTGTTACTCTAGTTAGTCAAGAACCTATCATTCTTAAATATCAAGGTAAAGACTACGGTTTAAATGATCGAGGTGAGTGGGTAAGTCAAAAAACTGGTAAAATGCCACCACAGTCAACATCAGCATTCTTAGACCAACAAGCAGGCGCATTAACAGGCACATCTTTTAATCAACCTACGCAAATTAAAAAAACAAATCAAAATATACCAACTGATGCTACTAAAATCGCAACAGTAACTACTCCACGAGGTATTAAAGCAGACAAATGGAGTGACGGGCAATGGACTACACCCGACGAACAAGGTAGCGATGGATTTGTAGTAGATGCAGACGTACCGCATCTCGAAGCACTATTACAGCAACAACAACAAGCAACAAAATAATGCAACTATACGAAATTAAGAAACAAACCCCACAATGGTTACTTACAGAAAGTAAGAACACACACCTTGAGCATCTTGAAGATCTTATCTTTAACAAGGGATGGGCAGGCGCACAAGAAGCACTAAATTATATCGACAGTCTACGTCAGATGCTAGCAGAAGGCACAGGTACAACAACACAGCTAACGGTTAAATGGGACGGTAGCCCAGCAATTATCTGTGGCACAGATCCAGAAGATGGTCGTTTCTTTGTTGGCACTAAGTCAGTATTTTCCAAAGCACAACCTAAACGCTGTAAATCAACCAAAGATATTGAACAATGGTATGGCCACGAACCTACACTATCAGCAATGTTGGAAGCCGCATTAAAATATCTACGCGAATTACGTATTGGCGGAGTTGTGCAAGGTGACCTAATGTTCACTCCGGGAGATCTTACAGTAGTTAATGTTAACGAAGAAGATTGCTATGTGTTTACTCCAAATACAATTACCTATGCGGTGCCAGTTAAAAGCCATCTAGGGCAGCGCATTGCTGCCGCACAGATTGGTATTATATTCCATACTAGCTATACAGGTGAATCAATTGACACAATGACTGCAGAGTTTGGAGTTAATGTCGGCGGATTTACACAAACTAAAAACGTATGGTTTGATGATGCTACCTACAAAGACTACACAGGTGTAGCAAGTCTAACTCCTAGTGAAAATACTAAGATACAACGCAATCTAGATGCTACACTTGACACAATGAACAAATTAGGCCAACAACGTTTTGATATTGTTCTACAAGATAAAGAATTTAGTCGTATGATTAAACCTTTCATTAATCAGCAGATACGCAGTGGCAGTCATGTAGGTGAACCTTTGCAGTTCTTAAAGAACTTTATTAAGCATTATGAATTAGAAATGATGAAAGGTATCGAACAATTAAGTGGCGGTTTAGAAGGTCGTGCGGCACAGGCTCGTGTAGCTAAGATCAAAGCACGTGAAGATTGGATCGCAGACAACAGTAATAACCTATTAGGTGTTATTGCTACATACAAACGCATCATTGAATTAAAACTCATGCTAATACACAAACTAAATCAAGTTGAAGGTATTGGTACATTCCAAAAGACCACAGACGGTTATCGAGTAACAGCGCCAGAGGGATTTGTGGCTATAGGTCACAATGGTGGCGCTGTTAAATTAGTTGATCGTTTAACCTTCTCTAGAACTAATTTTTTATCAAAAGGCTAAATAATATTAAGCGCAATAAGCGTAAAATTATTTTAGGAGAAATATTATGGTAGCTTCAGCAACAACAATTAGCCGTGTAAACGGTGGTTCACGTCCAGCAGACGGTTCTTCAGCAGGTAATGCTCAGATCACAGGTCGTCAACTTACACACTACACAGTTACATCAGCTTCATTATACACATATGGTAACGGTACAAACTTAAACTACTTAGCAGCTGGTTCAGACTATGAAAAATTAGTTTTAGCTATTGAGCAAGTTGGTTCTATTGAGCTTTTAGGTGCTCCGCAATCAGGTAACTTATTCCACGTAGCGTTATCTGGTGCAGCTCCAGCAGCTTCAACAGGTGCTTACAGCTTACAAGCATACGCTAACACTGTAATCAATGGTTCTGGTGTAGCAGGTGCAACTATAACAGCATTCACATACTAATCTAAACAATTAGTTATTGAATAGAAAAAGCCCTTTTTATAAGGGCTTTTTTATTGTCTATAAATACCTAGTGACTAATCAATATCTATATCAAGGTTTTACGTTAATTGACGTTACTCCAACAGGGGTAACTAATCATACCGCTGAACGTGCGCTAGAGCGCAATCAACAGCGCAATTGGGAAACTGTACAACAGATTCTAAGCCTACGCACTCAACCTACAATTATCAGCACATGGCAACTTAAAGATGATGTTACTAATGGCTATAATTTTGGAATTAATTATAGCGGACAGCACAGTATTTGGACATTTAAATTCTCAGTAGAATATTCTGATATCTATCAAGAAGGGCCTGATAAGTTTGGACTTGTTAAATATGATTTTAACATTACTCCTATTATCCTGGGTCTAACAGAAACAGCCAAACCAGAACGCCCTTTTTTCTATCCCAAAGGTCCTTGGAATAACATATACTTTAAAACTTTGCTGTAATTAATAAATATTACTTGATGCTACAGGCATTCATTAAGGCACATATTAAGGCATAATATCAAGGCATAGTAGACGGCATCGTTGAGGAGACGAGCGGTGACCACACCTACAAATATTGAGAAGAAGAGTTTAGAAGCCCACGTTGAAATATGTGCTGTGAGG